ACCTGCAGTGTTTACAATCGGTCTAGCACCTTGTAACTCAGCAGTAGTTCTCAATCTATAACTAGAAGTTTCCCTTGCTGCTGTGCCAGAAGAATTATATCCCCATGGTCCGTATATTGGATATCCATCAAAGGACATCCCAATAATCTTGGAGTGACCATCTGTATGTCTGGAATAATCTAATGTTCCTGCTGCTGCAGTACCATAAAAATCCTCGACATAATATGTATTCATATTAACGTCATCATCAGTGTCAGTTGTGGTATCCAAGATCATATAACCTTCATCGCCAGAATACCCTGACATATAACGATGATTACCACAATAATAATATATTTTCTGTGTCTCATCAGCATTCATTATGAATATTGGTTTCAATGAATTTTCATAATCTGCAGCATGAGCAGGAGGAGAAGTGATAGTGAAACTATTACCTTGTCCTGTGTGATAATGACACCAATAATATAATGTAGAAGGTGCACTGGTAGGTATAGTCCATTCAACAACACGACTTACAGCAGCATTAAATCCGCTAACATACGCTGCCATAGAAACAACAGTGCCATCTAACTTATAAGTAACACCATTCATATAATGACCATGACCACCGTGATCTCCACCTGACCCAACACTAAACATTAATGGGTGATTTGCACCACCATATACTTCGTTACTATTATCTGACTGATCAAAGATATAGGTTGAACCTCTTACTAAAGAATAGTTGGCAGGTTTTTCAACGCCATCAAAATAAAATACTCCTGTAGATTGTCCTGCGACACTATCTACACCGACTGTAACTGCAACATTGACAGTAGATGTAGTAGCAGAAGAACCTGTACTATTATAATATAATGTTCCTCCATTTAATGTACCATCAGCAGTTGTAGAGAACTGCATAGGATGTGAAACATTTGAACTATCTGCTTGATCCCATATTATGAGGTAGTTTTTCTTAACTTTAATATTTTCTGGAGCAAGGTAGTATTGACCTGGCGTAAAATTACCAAACTCTGATGCATCAGCACCAAACTCGATATAAAACAGACCATTAGGGAAAGTGATAGGATCACTTGCCACTCGAAACTTAAATCCATTTGAACCTAGACATAGATCTTGATCTTGAAAAGCACCACCACTTGTGTCTCTCAAGTATATTCTAGTTATAACATTTAAATTATTTCTGACAACCTTCGCAATAGTTCCTCTTGCAGTCCCTGCTACCTCATCTACTATTCTACCTACTTCTACATTACCTAGAGTTTCATCTACAGAATCAACTATTAACATTACATTATCAAGTTCAGTCTTAACAGTCCAAGTAAACTGTTCTAGAAGTCCCCATTCAAATACACCATTTGTAAGTTTGAACTCTTCTAGAGTTTTACTTGTATGATAATAGTATACTTGATTATCTAATATTGCATCGTATAGGTTTGTATTTTTGATGTAATTATGTTTTATAACATCAATAGGTAAGTTTGTGGGTGCACCACCTGCTGTACCCCAGTCAGCAGTGTGTAATAGACCACCGTTTGCTAATATACCAACTGCTTGATTAGTTGAAAACTGTCTTGTACCTGGATTTGGAACATCTTTACCACCACGAAATACAAACTCTTGATTAAAAGTTCTGTCAAGAATTGTAGTTGCTCCACCTGGTTGATACTCAGTTGGAAATATTTGAGATGGTTTAGGGTGATTATCAGATACTATTGTTAATCTGTCAGTCTTTACTGTACCAGATGTGGCAAAGGTTCCTGTTGTTGGTGAGTTAGGATGACCTTGCCATATTCTATTAAAATCAAATGAATCTACTACGTTTGGTGTTTCTTGCTCAGGAATGATCTGCAAACGTAATGGATCATATCCTCTTCCTCTGTTTAAAACTCTTACATGGATTATCTGTCCTCCACTCGATATGATTGGATATAATAATGCCTCTACATCAGGTGTACCACATCCAGTCACAGTAAGTCTAGGTGGATCAGATTGATTGTAACCTGATCCTCCATTTAATACTTTTACAGCACGAACTCCAAATACTTCATCAAAGATTGGTTCAATGACTGCGCCTGATCCTGGAACGTCTCTTGCCATTTAGTTATGATACTACGTTAATAGTTCCTTGCATTGCAGCATGGAGTGTACACTGATAATAAAGAGTTGATGGAGCATCAAAAGGTACAGTCCAATATAAGATTGAACTTATACTACCAGTTTGTCCTGTAGTATATGGTGTGCCAGATAAACCCTGTGTTGATTGAATTCTAAATGGGTGTCCACCCCCTTCAACACTATTGTCAAATGCATAAGTAAATCCTCTATGCACATATAATGTTGGGTCACGGTTTTCCCCTGCAGGGAGACCTGGTCCACTGATTAGGAAGTCATTACTAGCATTCTCTACAGGTGCACCTATCTCATACCATATGATTGGTCCAGTTGTAGGAGTAGGAATCCACTCAGATCCTGACCAATACAACATATCACCTTGAGTTAGACCTGATGTATTTGTATCAGTTAGAGCAGCAAGTGTTGTTGTCAAAGTTCCAGAGAAGTTCACTGTTACAGTGTCTCCAGAAACTGCAGTAGTAATATTGGTACCACCTGCAATAGTCAGTGTATCTGTTTGACTGTTAGCAGTTGTAGATCCTGTGTCACCTGCAACCGATGCGAATACGTTTATACTACCAATACCTGCAGCATCATCAGCAGGTAACCATTTACTACTACTAGAGTTCCATTTTAAAACTTGATCATTACTAGGAGGTGTTGTAGTTGTATCAACATCAGATAGCATGTTAACACTAGATCTCTCAGTTAATAGTTTTACTTGAGAGTTACCTACACCACCTGCAGTGATATTCATATTTACATATGGATTATCATCACCACTGACTGTAAAGAAGTAACCTCTATAAGTTCCAACTGCAGGTGCTCCTGCTAGTGTGCTATATTCATTAGCGTATGTTATTGATGTTGGGAATATAATTGTTCCACTTTCTGCAGCATTTGGTGCTGCCTTTGTGCCTTTGAATATTGATGTTACGCCACCTGCTGATAATGTTAAATCTCCTGACCCATTTGTTGCTACCGCTATATTACCGTTACTTGAAGAAACTATAGAGTTTCCATTTACATCTAATGCTGCAGTCAGGTTAGTGTAATCTGATGGTAAAAAGTTGGCACCGTTATATCTTAATACTTGTCCTACAGCAGGGTTTGTGGTATCGACAGTAAGTGTCGTACCATTTCCTAGGGCAGAATATATTTCATTAAAGTTGTCATTGACCTTATCTCCTCCGACTCTCAGGGTATCACCCGTGTTGTCGTTAGCAGCAGATCCAAGACCTATCGTTTGCTTTGCCATCGCTGATACAATTTTTAGTTATTTATGGGGTTTCGGGGTCTACCAACTCCTCTCCGTAAGTTGATATGTCTGGAGCAGTCCAGTCATCAGGTACGGTAGTTTCAACATTGATAGCAGGATTTTTATATCCAGTACCACTTGCACTGAGTTCAACACCTGCAACACCAACTAGTGCACGGATGTTTCCATCAAATCCTGAGATGGAGTCTATTCTAACAGTTGGTCTAGTTGTATATCCAGAACCACCGTTAGTAACTTGAACCTTATCAATAAATCCAGATGTTAAGACTGCAGTTGCAGTTGCTTTCTGACCAAATACAGATCCAAGATAATCAAATGTGATTAGAGAGTTTGATGATTCAATAACAGCAACTTCTCTATCTGATGTTTCACCTTGTATATCAATAAAGTCACCTGGTTCGATTGGAGGTACAACTTCAGCAGCGTCAACGTCTGCTTCAGAACCAACATATGAGAAGGCAACGAATGTTGATCCAAATCTAGGAACTTCAGAGAAGATGATTCTAGAACCAACAATCTCAAAACCAACGCCAGGTTCTTGGATAACACCGTTGAGTGAACAAATAATATTGTTCTCAGGTCTTATCACACTAGACTGTACACCATCAGTCAGTGTCAATGAGTAGAACACATCGTTACGTTTTAAGTTGAATGACTGTCTCAATGAGTCAAACTCGAATGAGATATCATCTAACTGTCTTAGTTTACCAATATAGAATCCAGTAAATGATGCACCCAAATCTGGTGGTTCAGTAAACTGAATTTGGTTGGAGAACGCTGTATATGCGTTACTTGCACCTGGTGGTTGTAATATACCATTAATGAATATTAAGAGGTGTCCTGCGGGATCTGGGAGGTATGTAGTACCGTTTGTAATAGTGAGTGGGAACGTTGTTGTAACACCATCAAATCCTTTAAATGATCTCTTGACTCTTGCCTTAAGATCAACTTGTGAGAATATAACAGCACCGTATGAATCAGGTCCTTTAATAGCATCTCTGACACCAAATGATCCTGTAACATCACTTAAGTATAGACGTTTGTTAATACCATCAACACGAACGTCTTGTACAAGAGCAGCACCTGCACCTGCAGTTGTAACTATAGTTGAAACAGTAGCATATCCAACTGGGAATGATGCTGCTAAACCATAGTCACCTACTGTATCACCATTAGTAAATGTTCCTTGATACTCAATCATGTAGATGTAGTTATTTGCAATGTCTACATCAGTAATGATACCGTATGTGGCAGAATCTTGAACACCAGATACAACCTTATAAAGTCTATTACCAACTGAGAAGTTGTTAAGATTACTGATAATATTAATACCAAATCTCTTATATCCTCTTGATGCAATTCTATCACCAACACCAATATCAAGACCTGCATACTTACTTACCACGATGTATTGTCTAGAAGACTCTGGATATACAACAGCAGTAGTTTCAAATGTTCCTAGTAGTGATTCAGTATCAACAGTAAGTTTACCACCTGTGTTATCAGTAACTGCTGCTTGTGCTTTCAAGAATGATGTTGGTTGTGCAGTTGCACCAGATGTATAACCCTTAAATGGAATGTCAGCAACAAAGTCACCCTTAAGATCAATGATATGAACACGAGTTTCAATAGCACTAATCTGAGCAGTAGTAGAGTTAGTTGCACCAACAACGTTATCTGATATTGCCCAAGGACCTGCAGTCACCTTAACATCAAGATACTTAAAGTTCTCATCTTCAAAGAATCCGTAAACAACACCAGTTACAGATGGAGCACCCTGTTTGGCAACAACTTCATTCATTGTGTAAGGACCATCTGTGATGTTACCGTCTATTCTAAATCTTGAATAAACTTGGACAACTAAACCTTGATTTAAAGTTATATTCTCAATCTCAGCATATGAGTTACTTAATAAACCATAAACATAATCAGCATTATTTGCTCCACCCTTGATAGCAACTGGGATATTTCTTCCAGTTGTGAATACCTTGGTTGGAAGTTGTATGTTTCTATTTGTTGTGAGTTGTATATACGCTGTATCATCTGTAAACTGAGTTCTGATAATACCTATTAAGTATCTGATGACTGCAGAAACAGAATCTTTACTGTAGTCTGATGCAGCAGTGCTATCATAGAATGAGTAGAAACCAGAGTTTGTAGCAGGAGATGTAAGTGTGCCATCAAGAGATGCCAACATATATGTTTCTAGCAAGTCAAGAATAAAGTTCTTAGTGTTAAATCCAGTATCAGCATAGAATAATTTACCACTTTGTGCTTGATATGGATCAAGATCATTCTTAGTAAGTTTAGCACCCCAAACAAGAATACCAGTAGAACCATCACCAGTCCAAACACTACTTCCGCTTCCACTCTTAATAATGAACTTAGATCTTAGAGTTGTAAATCCAAAGGAGAATGTTGCAGTGATAAAGCATCTAAACCAACCGTTTCCAAGAGGTATTGCACCAAATGCTTGAGCAGTAATACCACCTTGAGGTGTAAAGACTGTACTTGTTGTACCATTTGTAAGATTAAGATCAAAGAATACATTTTGTTCACCTGCACCACCTGGATCAAGTTGCATTTGGAATCTGATTCCTTGTGATCCAGATTCCTTAACAAATGCTGAGAATGTAAATGTTTGAGTTTCATCTAATCCAACAGCACCAGTATCGAATGTTTCTGTGTTATTATCGAATGTAGTTGTACCAGAGTCAAATGTCTCAAACGCAGTTAGACTGTAATCTCTATTAATTTCATGTTGACCATTCTGACCATTATTAGGTGTTACATCTTCTGCAGTTTGCGTTTCATCAGGAGCAAGAGTTGAAACGTTATCTGTTATGGTTACGTTAGTTGTAGGTGTCCAGTTGATTGCATATGCTTCTGGATTTGTCCAGAGATTTGTACCTGCAACCTGACCTGCAACTGTAGATGTTATTGTTCTAGCATTAGCAAGAGTTCTTGTATTTCCAACATTAAGATACCAAGTATATGCAGAACCAACTCCACCACTAGAAATAGTAGCAGTTGCACCAGATGTTTTACCTGTCAATGTATTACCTGCAACCCATGCAGTTCCTGTAAACGGACCTACAACGAAGAGGTTAGTGTCAGGATCAAACTCTAATACAGATGCATATCCTCCAACATTAGACCTAACAACTTCTCCAACTTGGAAATCAGTTGCACTTACACTTTGAATAGTGATTTGATATGCAGTTGTATTATCTCTAATATTTGTTGTTTGAAGATCGTGTATAACATCCTCAACGATATCAGTTACAAATGAATCATAAGTCCATGAACCTGCACCAAACTGAGCAAGAGTTTGTGTTTGTATTTCTTGTAGATAGTAGTTCTGATTATAAAGAATATTCTTAGAAGCACTTCTACCAACCTTTCTAGCAGGTGAAAGTATATTGACTGCAAACTCTATTAATTCTTTCCATCTATTTTTAACTGATACAGCATCACTTAATGATAATGAATCGCGAACTCCAGTTCTCTGTGTATGTAATGCACTATACGCACCTGCTGTACCACCAGTGCTTTCATTAGTTCCATATAGTAAATTATCTATTGCTTTCAATCCAATAGTTTCAAGTTGTTCAACACCATAAACAGTTGCAAGTAATATTTGTTCAACTCCACTAGTGGTATAGTTGTATTCTAAAGCAGAAGTAAGGAACTTCTCAATCTCTAAAATAATACTATCATTACCACCAGTTTGTAAGTCAGATATTCCACCAATGATTATATCTTCAAGAGATTGTTGGAATGCTGATTCACCTAATGCACCACCTGGAAACTGGAATGCTTGGAACTGTACATTGTTCAACAGATATGTAAACTCTGTGGTCATTAGACCAGTTATCTCTTCTCTAATGTACTCTCTGTTAAAGTATAGTCTGTCAGCAGCAGTATTGAAATCAGCAGAAGTAGGAGCAATAATATCATTGAGTAATGCAATAAGAGTATCGATTGCAGTCTTGACGTTAGCACATCCACCTGCGTCATTTGTTATACCCCAATCACCAACTATAATACCATCAGTATTATCATAAGTTAGATCTCCTGTAACTGCTTGTTTAGCATAGAATGCTAATCTTTCATGTGCATAAGCAGACTGATGAACTTGTAAACGGATATAACGTAACTCACTATTATTACCAATGTAGAAACCTACAGCAGTAAGTATTCCATCATTACCACCGTCTTCAATATCTTGTGCCAATCCATCTAATATTAATCCTAAGTCAGTCTTACAACGTAATGTACCATCTGTAGATGTACCATTAGCATTTCTAGGCATATCTAATGCAAGAGCAGGATATCTTTGTAACATATCATATGCTGCTTTATCTACGATAACTCTTCTGTTTGCACGAATTAAGTTAGCAGCATCACGGAATCTACCACGAGCATCAGTGTCTATTTGATTTGTGTATATTACATCATTTGTACCATTATGATAATCAACTGTTAATGGAACTTCAGAGAACGCATTTATTGTTGCACCAACAAACTCATATGCAGGTTCTGATTTAGTTACAGTTGCAAGATGATCTACAGCAGGTGACTGAGATGCAAATGTTAATGTATCAGTAATGATATCAAATAGGTTTG